TCGCTACAGAAATAAACTTGCTTATGATGCCAACACGGGCGAAGTTCGTGATGACCGTAAGTTCATGTCTATGATGGAAGACTTCTGGTTACCTCGCCGTGAAGGTGGTAGAGGAACAGAGATCACCACACTTCCTGGTGGACAAAACCTTGGAGAACTTGCCGATATTGAGTATTTCCAAAAGAAACTCTATAGAGCACTTGGAGTTCCCGAGTCAAGAATTGCTGCCGATGGTGGTTTTAACCTTGGTCGTTCTTCTGAGATTCTGAGAGACGAACTTAAGTTTGCCAAGTTTGTTGGTCGTTTGAGAAAGCGTTTTGCTCAGATGTTTAATGACATGCTGAGAACTCAACTTATCCTCAAGAACATTGTTACTCCCGAAGACTGGGAGATCATGTCTGACCATATTCAGTATGACTTCTTGTATGATAACCAGTTTGCCGAACTGAAAGAGTCAGAAATGCTTCAGGGCAGACTTGGTAACCTTGCCACTATCGAACCTTATATTGGTAAGTATTTCTCAACAGAATACGTTCGTAAGAAGATCCTCAGACAGACTGATGCTGAGATCAACGAAATCGATATGCAAATTGAAGATGAGATCGCTAAGGGTATTCTGCCTGACCCATCTATGGTTGATCCTATTACAGGAGAACCACTACCACAGGAAGGTGGTGATCTAGGAGCACCAGTCACAGATGAAGAAGTAGATGCTTCTGAAACTGACGCTCAGATGCAAAAAGACACCAAAAAAGCAGAGATATAAATATAGAATATATAACACTATAACTTTTCATGGATAATATTATCGACTTGATTGCGACAGATGCAAAGGCATCGGAAGTTTCTGATGCTATCAAAGGTGCTCTATTCGCAAAAGCTGCCGAAAGAATTGATGCTGCTAGACCTATTGTAGCAGGATCGTTGTTTGGTGGTGAATATGAAACTGAACAAGAACCACAAGAGGATCAAGAATAATGGCAAGAACTTTATGTAAGGGTGCCGAAGCAGCGTTACCGACAACAACAGGAACTGCAGTCAGCTTTACTGAAGCAACGGTTGTTCGTTTGGTTAATACGGATACTTCCGCACATTTAGTTACTGTGGTAGAAGTTCGTAGTGGAGACACTGTTGGTTCATTTACAATGCCCGCAGGAACAGTTGAGTATTTGGAAAAAAATCCAACTCAGTGTGTTTTCGCAGCAGACGCTGCTGTCAAGGGCGCAAAAGTAGGATTTACCGCATAAACAAATGAAACTCATCACAGAAGAAGTAACAAACGTCAATATCATCACCGAAGTGGTTGGTGGTAAAAAGACTCTCAATATTGAAGGTGTATTCCTTCAGGGATAAATCAAGAATCGCAATGGGAGAATGTATCCTATTGACACCCTTTGCCGCGAAGTAAATCGTTATAACGAAAACTTTGTTTGTAAGGGTCGTGCTCTTGGCGAACTCGGTCACCCTATGGTCCTACCGTCAACCTTGATCGTGTTTCACATAAGATCACTTGCTTGACTAGAGAAGGTAATAACTTCAGAGGTAAGGCACAGATCCTTGAGACTCCAATGGGTAAGATTGCCAAGTCTCTTCTTGAGTCTGGTGTTATGCTCGGTGTTTCTTCTCGTGGTGTTGGTTCACTCCGCATGACCAATGAGGGTCATAAGATTGTTGGTGAAGATTTCCAGTTAGCAACTGCTGCTGATATCGTTGCCGATCCTTCTGCTCCTGATGCTTTTGTTAATGGAATCATGGAAGGAAAAGAGTGGGTTTGGGAAGGTGGTATCCTTCGTGAGCAACTCGCAGAGAGAACTCAAAAGAGAATTAATACTCTTGTAGATCAGAGAATGCTTGAGGAGCATAAGCTGCAACTCTTTAACGATTTCTTATCAAATCTCTGATTTATAAATAAATATAGATTATACCAAAGTTAATCAAAGAAAAATGTCCGCTGATAGCAACTTACAGGAAATGGAAAACGTAGTAACACAAAACGCTGCGCCTGCTGAACCAATGCAAGCGAACGGGATTCCTTATGAGGATCTCGGTGGTCCTACCCCCGAGAACTCAAGACCCGACGACGACTCCAACCGTTTGGAGACTCCAGGCAAGACCCTTGCTCAGGTCAAAAATGTTGTCAACGCCAAAGCTATGAAGGCTGAGGAAGTTGAGGCTGATGAAGAGCAAGAAGTCGTTGCTGAAGAAGAGACTACCGAAGAGGAAGTTGTTTCCGAAGAGGAAGTCGTTTCCGAAGAGGAAGCACCCGAGTTTAGCATCGAAGAAGATGTACAAGCACTCTTCGAAGGCGAAGAGCTTTCTGAGGAGTTCCAAGAGAAAGCACGCACTATTTTCGAAGCTGCTATCAGCACGAAAGTTAACGAAATCAAAGAAAACCTTCAATCCGCTTACGAGACTGTTCTCGTAGAAGAGATTGAAACTATTAAAGAAGGTCTGACCGAAAGACTCGACGCATACCTTGAGTATGTTGCCGATGAGTGGATCCAAGAGAACGCTCTCGCTGTTGAGCACGGTCTCAAGACCGAAATGACCGAATCATTCCTTGCT